CCAGTTGATTTGAGATCCACTTTGGATATAAAAAAATTTAGTTGTTCCGTCATCTTGTCTCTCGTTCACAATATGAGTTTGACCAGAACATCTATATCCGTTTTTACATTCACACCCAAAATCTTTCCGTAGACCATTTATGCGCGCATTATATTGAGTTATTTTTGCTTCAAATGCGAGAGTTGATGGGTGAACACCATCGGGATGATTTTTGAGAATGGTTAGTATCTTCTGCTCCTGTGTCATAAAAATTTCAAATAACTTTTATTGTTGTACACACTCCACGCATGATATCCATTCCATGAATTTCTTATCTCTTTTGCAATTTTTATGCTCGTCTCACAATCATAAAAATCTGCATTCGGATATTTATTCCGATGTATATCATTTATCTGGAATAGTCCGTGATCATACGTTCCATTATTATTTTCGACATATGACCTCTTCCCGCAACTTAGCCCACTTTCAGCAGTTGCAATAGCAATAGCCATTTTGCATTCTTCTCCAAACTCTCTACAAATCAGATCGCGGATTTCGGATTGTGAGTATACTTTCTTCTCCATTTTTTTAGGAGGATTCAAGCGCTCTTCAACCTGATGAACGACCTCATATACACCGCTTATCTCGTATACTTCGATTTGGGATGCAAATACAATATTTGCAGTGCTAAAAAGAAGCGCGATAATAATTGGTAATATGATTTTCATGTTCGTTTGTAAAATACAGCAAAATAATATTTAACCTTTGCCTCATCATTTGATAGTTTTAAAAAGGGCTCATAATCGGTAAGGTATGAAACAGTTGAGTCGGTTTTTGTTCCAGGATTTTTCTTATAGAAGTCAAGCCATCTTTTTTTTAGATCTTCAGATAAAGAAATCTTCAAGTATTCCGCATGTCTAAATGCCTTATCTTGCCAATCTTTTGTGATTCCGGTACTTTTAGGTATTTTTTCTAAATCTTTCTTTTTTTTATTCAGAGTTTCACTCAATGGGGAATTTGAAAAATTCCCATTATTCTTTTCTATTCTATTCATTTCTATTCTATTCATTTCTATTCTATTAGGAGTGAACGTTCCATGATCGTTCAATGAACGTTCAATGAATGGTGGATATTTGCTCTCTGACGGTCTATTTATCTTCTGATACTTCGTCCAATTCCTCAATTGTATGTATTCTTTGCCATCAACCTCATATAAAAGTACTGATTTCATTTTTTTCAGTATTTCTCCTCTAATATTTAGAGATTCATTTTTTTCAAGGTCTTTCCAAGGAAAAATCACAGACGATAAATAAAGAGAGTTTCCAGGTAATCTTCCCTCATCATCTGCATTACTCATAATCCCGATATACATGACCATCGCCTGATATGTTAATGTGCCAAAGTCTTCATCAGCCCATATTGTAGGATCAAGCATTCTTTTACGAGCCATAGTTTTTTATTTGCTTGTCGCCTACAATTCGCAGATAGCAGTTCGATTATTCGAAAAACTTATCCGCGACTTACAAGCGACAAACTTAATTTTTAAAGTACTACCGTCGTCCCCACGCGGCAGAACTTTGCCCCTTAGTCTCACGATTAAGGGGCTTTAAGCTTGCAGAACTAATTGTTAATACTTCGTGATCTATCCAACTCCTTTTTACTAACCTGAAATTTATAAATCATCTCCTTGTTTCGTATCGTGTACATCTTCACTGGCATAGTCTCCTCATTTTTTACTATTTGACAGGCTATGCAAAGCGCCTCTCCTCGAATCCTTGTACCGTTAAACCACATGGCGTAAGATATTCTTTCACTGCACCTATCACACTTATATGATTTAATCTCATTCATACAATGTCCCCCTTCTGATACTTTTTTCTGCAATTAAAGCAATATGTTTTCCCAAAAATCTTATTGCTCTCTTCAACAACTTGATCAGATAGCCCCTTTATAGAGCAACCTTGCTCCTGACAATCTTTTGAAAGTCCTGTAGATGTCTTTTGTGGTACTGCACTTTTTGGCGATGGCTTTGAAGCTTGCGCGCCGTCATCATCTTCGGCTGGTAAAAGGACCATGCTCTGCAAGCCGTAGCGCTTTGCGTATGTGATAGCAGATCCCAAAGCTTGTGGATTATGCTCATCCTTTGATACGATCGGGGTACTGCTTGAGAACCATTCGCCACTTACATGAATAAGTACAGTTTCCACAGTCATTCCCTCAATTGGCTGAAGTATTGTAATTTCTTCTGCGTTCAACTTATCTTTGCACGCATCAATAACTGCCTTATGAGAAGCAAAGGTATTTCCGAAATGTGGATTCTTAGCATCTTTTATCGCAGAGTCAATTTTCTTCTGCGCGCTTAGAAATGCTTCCGTTATTTTTACAATCGATTCAGATGTTTTCATGTAATCTATTCAAATTACTAACATGTTTCTTCATTTTTTCTTCCCATTCATCGATACCATTCCATAGATTGTTTATTTTCTCCTCAATGACATCAAGCTCTTTTTTCTGATCTTTGAGAAAGTTGAGGTAATCATTCATTTCTTTGGTGTTCATAGAATTGCTCCTTCGGCTGGTGCATTTTTCCCTGCCTGAACTTCTAAGTCATTAAACACGTATCTTATGTTTTTAAAGCATGATGCGATGCTATTTACCATAATGACCTTATCAATTGGATCATCGGCATTCATCATCTCGTAGGCAATATCAATACCTGCCTCGATCTCGGTGTTGATTTTTTCCTTAAAATCTGTTAAATTTGTCATACATTTTTCTGAAATTTCTAATATAAGCATTCTTTACAAGAGGATGCTTATTTTTTTATAGACACAGTAAACTTTCCTTCTTTCCGGATTTTTTCTATATTAAATCCCTCAAGTTCTCGGTAATCCTCATGTGCCACTCTCAGTGCATTTGCATACGCTTTAACGCGTGGCTTAACATACAAAGATATTCCTAATATTCCTACAAATATTCCTCCTATTAAAAATCCAATAAGATATTCCTTTGTAGTTTTAATTTTGTTTTTGATATTACTCATGTATATATTCACCCCCTCAATCCTTGTAAACTTCTAAACTGCGTATATGTAATCTTTTCTGAGACAAACTGACCCTTATCATTTCTTTTAAATCTATCTTCTATTTGATCAATACAGACATAAATGAATGAAATGATTGTTATGGATAAAATAGTGATTGATATAGGGCTCATGTTATTTTTCAGTTGAATAACGAGTAATATGTCGTGATAGATTTTTCTGATGAACTTTCACAACATCTGCAATATCGGTCCAACCCATACCACGTCTGTGAAGACGAACTGCAATATCTGCAGTTATCTGATTTTTTATAGAAGAAAATAAACGATTGAAGGAGGTGTTGGTGGCCTGTGAGATTTTGAATTTTTCTGTGGTATAATTTCGCAAATTCATATTATTTTTATATGTTTGCGTGAAGAGTTGTGAAGAAAAAAAAGACTTCCCTTTTACCTAAAGGAAAGTCTTTCGTGAGTGTGACCCCAAGGGGGGTCATACCCGCGACTTTCCAGAAGTAAAATGAGCTTTTTTCTCTTCTATAGCTCTAAACACGCAGACTAATTTTCAATGATGATTTTAATATATCAGAAAATTATGCCCCTGTCAATCCACATTTGCGGTATATACGCAAGCTATACACATAACATACATATAATTTTAAGTTTTCGAGTTAAGTTGTGCTAAACTCGAACCCTAAAATGAAACATACTTTTGTTGAATTTTATTCAAAATTTGTCATATTCCTTGAGGACGAGTACCATGTATCGCCCACTTCATTTATAAAAAGCGCTTGTAAGTACCTTTTTTTGCATTTTTCAATTAATAAAATAGATAGCAAGTTACTTCGAGATATTTTATATACGCTAAGAACAGAAGGAAGAAATGGAAAAAAAATCGGAAAATCAACCCTAAATAAGTACATTCAAGTTGCAAAGTATATGGATCGATACTTTGAATACAATCTTCTTGCAGATTTTAGAGGATACAGAAACGTTGAGTCAAAAAAAGAGAAGATCATCATGTCCGATAAGCAGATGAAAGCTATTGCCGAGTGCTATGTGTCAAAGCCAGGATGTGTCAAGCATTCAGAATATGAGCTGGCATATAACCACAAGTTTAAGACAATATTTCAGCTTCTCAGGTTTTCAGGAATGCCGCCTGATGATGTGTGTTGTCTTACCTGGAGTAATTATCATGGAACACATCTTTCGGTATACAGAAATAAAACAGGAAAAAAAAGAATTGTTCCCCTTCCTGAGTTTGTCTCAAAGATGTTTGACCAGATGGAAAGATACGATAATGAATATATTTTCGGATCAGCGCGTGGAAAGTTGAAGCCCGCGACAATTAACCTTGAACTGAAAAAAAGACTGAAAAAGCTGAAAATGAATGAATCAATAACTGCATATAATTTTCGATATTCATTCGATACGTTGTGCGCTCTTGGTGGCGGTGAGGCAACGCTTCCACAAATTGCAAAAATCTCAGGGCATAGTATTAGCACTATGTACAAATATTACCTACAGTATGACGTTCAAAATCTTGCAGATGCACTGGACTCATCCCATCCAGGTCTTAGAAAGTATCAATCAATAGATGCAATGAAGCGCGTCGCAATTGAAGTACTTAAAAAAATAGTAGATATGAGCAAATACAACATTCACTTGGAAATAACCTACAAGGAAAAGCATACCCGTGAAATCACCTTATCATGATGGTATAATAGAGACGCAGAGCTGAACTTATGAATAAGTGAATACAAAAAAACAGCCACCTTATAACACATATACTCTCTCCTTCATTAGCACTTCATATATCTTCATATGAACTCAGGATCACTCATAATCTGCCCTATTTGCCGAGATAAAAAGCCTGTTCTTGGTCGTCTCACAGAAACTGGTCAATTTGTCATACTTCGCTTCCATCATGGTACAACTGTTATATCTTCAAGCGAGTTTTCTATTATGTGCGGATGTGGGTATACAGTGAATGTATCTCATGGATCAGTAATTACAAGTACTCCCCTATCGTCATGAACAAACGTGCACTTGTCACGGGATCATCTGGCTTTATCGGGTCGCATCTTGTGGCTCGGCTTAAAAAAGAAGGATTTGAAGTAATAAAAATACCGCACAATAATTTGAAATCTATCCATTATTTAAGGGGATATATGGAGGCAATCAATCCTCAGTATATATTTCATTTCGCCGCATACGGCAATATGTCACACCAAAAGGATGAAAATGAAATGGTGCAAGCAAATTATATAAACACGTACAATCTTTTGCAGGCAACAAAGAGATTGCCCTACGTACTTTTTGTTAATTGCTCAACGTCCTCAGTATACGGACGCACTTATCGCAAGATGAAGGAAATACATAGATTAAAGCCCGACACGCTATACGCTGCAACAAAAGCAGGAGCTGAGTATTTGTGTCGGTATTTTCGTAAAAACTATCACAAGGTTATTGTCAACATACGCCCATTCTCAGTATATGGTCCAGGGGAAGCAGACTTTAGATTTATTCCAACGCTCATAAAAAATGACGATAAAAATATTGCAAGCGAAGTCATAAATGGAAATCACGACTGGATATATATAGATGATTTTATAAACGGCGTCATGAAGATTGTCGAAAATTCGGGATTTTTGCCTCATCGAACATTTAATATCGGTACAGGAAGGATGACAAGTAATGAGCAAGTTGCAAAAATGATAACAAAAGACTACAACTTGTCGCCTGAGGTAAAAATACAAGATAGTGAGATGTGGGTCGCAGATACTGAGCGGATAGCTTCACTCAATTGGCAACCAACAACTGAGCTTGCGGAAGGAATAGAAATTGTAAAAAAACATGAGATCCCTGCATAAAAGAATAATTGACATATCATATCGTTTGGGACTATCACACATAGGAAGTAATCTTACAGCAGTAGATATCATTGATCGCATATACAACGAGCGCGGATATAACGATCCATTCATACTGTCCAGTGGTCATGCGGGACTTGCATTGTATGTCGTGCTCGAAAAGTATGAGGGAAAAGACGCAGAAGAGCTATTTCACAAATATGGAGTACACCCAGAGCGAAGTATTGAAGATCGCATATACTGCTCAACTGGATCTCTCGGTCATGGAATAGGAATCGCAGTCGGGATGGCACTGTCTGATAGGTCGCGGGCAGTACACGTGCTTCTCTCAGACGGCGAATGTGCAGAGGGATCAGTATTTGAAGCATTCAATATCATAAGAGAGCAAAAGCTCGGAAATATGAAGGTGCATATCAATTTCAACTCGTATGGAGCATATCGGAGGATTTTTATTCGATCAATATACCCGCTCACGCAAATTATCGAATCATCGTGTGACCTGAAAGTACATAATACGAAGTTTTTACCTGTCCCATATATGACTGGACTACAAGCGCATTATCATGTGTTGAATGAGAAGGAATATAACCAATTGATGAATATTTATGAGACGTGATTTTTTTGAATATCTGTATAACAAAATGAATGAAGACGATAGGATATATGCAATAGCAATTGATCTCGGATATGGAGGATTTGATCTTATTGCTCAACACCATGAAAAGAGATTTATAAATACAGGGGCAGCAGAGCAAGCAGCGCTCGACATGGCATGCGGTCTTGCAATTGATGGGAAGATCCCTTTTGTATATTCAATTACACCATTTCTTTTATATCGTGGATTTGAAACGATACGCACATATATAAATCATGAGAAGTTGAATGTGAAACTTATTGGATCGGGAAGAGATGGCGATTATAAGCATGATGGATTTTCACACTTTGCAGGAGATGATGATATGTTTATAAAGAACTTCGAGAATGTGAAATCGTTTTGGCCGGATGATGCCGAAGAGATGAAAAGAATCGTTGATCAGATGATTGATGATGAAAATCCTTATTATTTGAATTTGAAGAGATGAAAGAGCATAGGCACAAATTTGTAAAAAAAATAATTGATAAAAAAGGCAAAGCTAAGGTAGAAATAACCATCTGTTCTTGTGGATATCTAAAGCAATATAATGCATGGGATACAGAAGGAACGCATAGAGTTATAATCGGCGAGATTGAATAAAGACGAGTAAAATCATATAATAGAATAGAACCAGACGTACAGAGCTGGCACGCGGGGAGAATTAGAAGTCACCGAGATTATCAAGGTGACTTTTTTTTATGAAGTATTTTAAGTATTCTCCCGAAAGAGTTGAGGAAATCTGCAAGTACATATCTGAGGGGCTGTCCCAGAAGGACGCCGCCATCCTCTCTGGTATCGGTGAATCTACTTTATATTATTGGAAATCTGAAAGCAAAGAAAATCCTAGCCCTCTTTCTGAAAAAGATAGACTAGCCCTACTAGAGTCATTAAAAAGGGCAGAAGCTGAAAATAAAAGACGGCACATAATAAATATCGACACGGCAAGTAATAAATCATGGCAAGCCTCGGCATGGTGGCTTGAAAGAAAATACAAGGATGAATTTGCAGTAAGAAGTGAAGTCACAGGAGGAGACGGCGAGAAATTGCAGATCGTTCTCGACATGCCGAAATAATGAAACAATCATTTTACAAACTAGCAGGTTTTGAAAAAAACGATAGACAGATCGAAGCATACAAAACGCTCTTTGACAATCAGTGTAAGTATCTACTCTATGGAGGAGCCGCGCATGGTGGCAAATCATATTTTTTGAGATGGATTGCGATTGGACTTGGAATATATTACAGCACAAAGTACAACATTAAAAATGTACCGATTGGACTGTTTTCCGAGGATTATCCGACGCTAAAAGATAGACAGATTGCGCGCATAAAGCATGAGTTTCCGCCATGGCTTGGGAAGCTTATTGAAGACCGTGATGAAGGGTATATGTTCAAAGCACGAGATGAGTACGGAGGATTTCGTATCTTGCTCCGCAATCTTGACGATCCATCAAAATATGCATCTGCTGAGTTTGCAGCGATTCTTGTTGAAGAACTGACTAAAAACCCTGTTGAAACATTTGAGGATTTGAGATTTAGGTTGCGGTACACAGGAACACGAGACATATTGAAAAACGGGGAAAAGATAGGAGAAGAAAAGGTGATGATCGATGATCCGAAGTTTGTCGGTGTTACAAATCCTGGACAAATTGGTCATGCATGGGTCAGAAAGTTTTGGATCGAACCTGATCCGAGAAACCCTGATCCTGAGCAGGATAGATTCTTTTTCATAAGGTCGCTCCCTGAGGACAATCCATACACAACCGGCGAATATATGAAGCAGCTTGACTCAATGCCTGAGTCAAAGCGTAAGGCGTGGAGAGATGGATCATGGGACGTATTTGAAGGACAGGTATTTGCAGAATGGAACAGAAATATCCATGTTGTGAAACCGTTTCAGATACCTCCTGAATGGAGGCGATATATTGCAATGGACTGGGGATCGAATAAACCTTTTGCAATCGGTTGGTACGCACAGAATTATGATGGTCAGTCTTATTTATATAGAGAGCTTTATATGAATAAGATTGACTTTGAGGCGCGCTATCATCAACCGCTCACAGCACGAAGGCTTGCAAGGCTCGTCTTGGATACGACGAAGAAAGCGGGAGAAGATTATGAGTATATGGTCGCCGATCCATCCATGTGGAATAAGATTTTACTTGGAGAAGATAGCAAGAAGCCAGAAGGAGAGTCATACGCTGAGATCATGATAGATGAAGGACTGAGAATGGTAAGAGCAGACAATGATCGAATGAATGGTTTGAATAGATATCAGGAAGCGCTCGCCATTAAAAACGGAGTGCCAGAATATAGGGTATTTAGTACGTGTTACGACACGATACGGACAATACCAGCTCTCGTCTACAGCAAGACAAGAGTTGAGGACGTAGATACGGACGCTGAGGATCATACATATGATCGTGATAGATATTATTTCATGTCACGACCAATAGCGGCAGATAGACAAGATGAAAAATTATCAGTTGTTGCAAAACACTTGAATGAAATCAAAAGAAATAGAGACCAAAACGACTGGGATCAAATCGAAGTCGTTTAGTCACCAACAGTTACTCGACGCTTTGTATTACATAGACGATGTGCTCTCTCGTGGAGCCATCCCCTATTTTGTCATAAAAGAGACAGCAGAATCGATTATACGTGGAGGTGAGCTATCAGGTGACGGGATATATCTTGGTGTGAGATACACAGATTGGATCTCAAGCGGGATGGATATCGTGAGTCTTGTTGCTGACGCAAAAGACATATCAAAGAAGCTTATTGAATATGATCATTTAGGTGTGCCGATAACAATTGAGATATTCAAAAAAAATCATTCATGTATTGAAAGCACGGATCCCCTTCCCTACGCAATGGAATATTTCTATGTCCCTAATCCTTATCAAACATTCAAAAAACTATATTTATGACAGACATAATACTCGGAGTAATAATTGTAGGTTTGATCGCAGAACGATACCTATATGCTCGTCAGGTCAACAAACAGCAAGATCATTATATGCAAGCGCTGATTGCTAAAAATACAAATGAGTTTTTATCAATGAAAGAATCAGAAAACAAAAAAGATATACCGTTCAAAGAAAGTGACGAAATACCACTCGATCAAGCAAGTGACGAGACCTTTAACAAATTTATTAAAGAAACAGCATGAACCTGAAAGATTTCAAATTAACAAGAGAATTGAGTTTTCTAAAATCGGATTCAATTGGTGCGACGCTTGACGAACTAATAGGGCAAGCAATCGATCAAAGACGATCGCACGAGCGACGATGGTTTGAGAATAATTACTTTGACGATGGATATCATTTCAAAGTAATATCAAAAAAGACTGGAAAAACCATTGATCATGTAGGAGGCACGGGAAACTATGTAGAGCGTGCAATCCCTCGCGCAAGTCGTCAGATCCGAGGAGTATCCAATCTGTTATTTGCAGCAGAGCCCTACCCTGTTGTATATCCGGCACGTGTTACAACTGCAAACTTTATTGATCCTCAAACGGGTCAAGTTGATATGCAAGCATATATGCAAGAGGTTGAAAAATCAAAGATGATTGCGCGAAAACAAGGCACATGGCTCACGACAGAATGGGAAGATAATCAAGACCTCGACATCAAGCTCATAAACATGATGTTAAAAGCTGCACGCAATTCGATTTCATACATTCAGATATGGAGCGATACAGAAAAACAGAAAATACATACAGAAGTCTATGATGCATTTGATATCATCCTATATGGAGATAAAGAAGAGTTGAAGCACTGTCCATTCATCACAAAGACACGAAGCCGTGTCATTAAAGACATCATGGCAGATGAGGCATACAAAAACGCAAATACAGAGAGATTGCAGCCCGACAACAGATATGCAACGTCCGAGGTGAAGCAAGCATATATGGTGTCACGATATGGATCAAAGACCAATACAGAGAAGGAAGGCACAATCATGGAGAAAGAAACATTTTTGAAAGAGAAGCTATCCGAATCCAACTGGAAAGATGCCGTCAAAAAAGGATCTGATACTGGTGCAATGGAGGGAAAATCAAAGGGAGATGATATTATGCGCCATGTATTTTCAGCAGGCGGTGTCACACTTCTTGATGAATACATAAACTACGATAATTACCCATTTGCAGAGTTTAGATTCGAGCCAGGGTATTTATACCAAAAACCATTCATTGAAAATTTCATCCCACAAAACAAGTCGCTCGATGTGATAATAACTCGTCTTGAAAAATGGATTAATACAATGGTTGTTGGTGTATATCAGAAGCAAAAGAATGAAAACTACAAAGTATCAAATATTCCAGGCGGTCAGATGATTGAATACGAAAGTATTCCCCTTCGTCAGATGGAAACTTCAACTTTGGGAAACACGCCATTCAACATGGTTGAGCTACTTGACAAATATATTGAAGAGCAGGGATCATCGACATCTGCACTCAATCAACTACCATCAGGAGTCAAATCAGGAGTAGCTATAGAGTCGCTCAAGGCAACAGAATACGCAAACTTGAAAATTGCAACAAAGATGCTCAAAAAGACAATTCGAGACGTTGCAAATCTTATGCTTGAGCGCGCGGACAAAGACTTTCTTGAGCCTGTAGAGGTTGAGTACATGAATGACGGAGAGCCTGATTACTTCGATATCATAGGTAAAAGAGGGTATCAACTCTCACAACAAGTTGGGAAAGAATTACCACAAGATGTAGTCGTTATAAATAAAAAAGCAAAGGTGCGAATTGAAATTGAGCCAGGCTTAGGTCTCACGATGCAGGGTAAGCGCGAAGCAATGCAACAGATCATTACATTCATGGCTCAGTTTGCGGAGCTTGGAAAGATCCCACAAGAAGCACTCAATATGGTCATAAAGAAATTCCTTGAAACATTTGGGTATGGAAATACTCAGGAGTTTATGGAGTTACTTGATGACGGACTCACAACTCAAGAACTTGATCAAAATGCAATAGATAAGATAAAACTTGCTGTCGCAGAAACGATGAAAGACTTGGGAGCAGTAGGCGCAGAAGCAGATCAAAAGATGGTTGAGACGACAAAGCTCGGAGTTGCCGAGGCAATGCGCGATCTTGGGATGGTAAACAAGGAAAAGCCACAAGAGAGAAATAAGGTATCAATTTCATATAAAGATTTGCCACCAGAGGGCAAGGTACAGGCAGCGGGTCAAGCAGGGATTGCAATTGATGCAGGATCAGCAGCTCAGTCAATGGGGACAGTTTGACAAAAATAGATAAAAAATAGATAATATAAGTAGCGGTAAAAATGACCGCCATAACAAGCGAACAATAGAAGGCTTGGAAATCCAACAAAGTTTGGGTCTCCAGGCCTTTTTTTGTTGGGTATACATTATCAATTACACAGCGTGTATATAAGCACGACTGGTAACTTATACGATTATGGATAACCCAGATCAAGGTACAGAAGTGGCACCGATAGAAGCCCCTTCAAATATTGTTATAAACGGTGAGGAGTATTCACCAGATGAAGCTCAACAGCTTGTCGGTCTTGGAAAAAAGACACGTGAGTATGAGCAGAAATGGAATACATCACTAGATAAGGTTTGGCCCGAATATGGTCGTATAACTCAAGAGCATAAGACTGCAACGACTGAACTTGCACAGGCGCGTGAACAGCTTGCTAAATTCTCTGAAAAGAAGGATTTAGGAACTGAGACCGCAACTGATACAACGAAGGCGCGTGAAGCAGCTCGAAAGCTCGGAATTATCTTCAATGAGGATCTTGAGCAATCAGGATATATCAAAAAGGATGATTTACCAAAGTATTTTCAGCAATTTTCAGCAGAACAAAAAGCTGTTGAAAAAATCCTTGGGGATGCTGATAGATATGAGGGGGAGATCACAGGAGCAGATGGACGACCGCCATTCAATAAGAAGGCTGTACTTGCATACATGCAAGCGTACAGCATTGAGGATCCGATGAAAGCATATGAAGATATGTACGATCCTCAACTCAAATCATGGAAAGACCAGCAGGTAACTGCTAAGAAAAACCCATCTTTGAGGACTATTGATAAGCCAGAAGGTAAGAAAGAGCCAAAACCTGTCAGAGTCACCGATGATAACGTAATGGATTTACTATCAGAGCGATTAGGCTCGAAAAATTAATAATTAAATAAATTTACATGGCAACGACATCCTTTTCTTTGTCAGATTTTGATGCAGCTTTGAAAGAAGTGGTACAGCCCTATATTCAGGACAACGTACCGAAGCAAGCAAAACTGATGCAAGTTATTAAAACCAATGACGGTGTGGAATATATGAACGATGAGTTCATTGTACCTATCCGATCAAACCGACACACTGGTGTAGCAAACTTGGGCGGAGCAAACAACAAGCTTCGAACTGGTTCGTCTACAACAACTCGTGGTACGGTCTCTCCTAAATACCTCACTGCAACATTTGATATTAACGATGTTCTTAAAAAAGCATCTGAGAATCGAAAGGGCGCAGTTGAAAGTGCAATGTCATTTCAGATGAAAGCAATCAAAAATGATTTCGTGAAATCTGTTAATCGACAATATGCATCTGATGGTATCGGAATTGTTGCGCAAGTTGCAGGCTCAGTCGGAGCTGGAACTTTAACCGTGCAATATCCTGATGCAAATCTTGATGATGCACGATCTGAAAACTGGTACGGAACCATCAATGGAGATATTAAACCAACAAAGTATTTGTCGGTCGGAACTCCAGGTATGGCAATCGGAATCGGTACAGGTGTAGCTGATGTTGGAACAATTACTTCAATTGCATACAATCGTGGAAACGCGACTGGAACAATTGTCGTGACTGGTTCACCGGCAATCGTTGCAAATGATTCTGTTTACATTGTCGACGGCGACGAAGCAGGATCAAACAACGAAATTCAAGGATACGCAGCAGCTCTTGCAAGTGGAACGGGAACATATGCAGGACTCGCACGAACACTTGATGTCTGGGCTCCACAAACAATGGGAACAGCAGCTAATGCAGCTCTTGCCATTGCAGATATGGACTCAGTCTACATGGATGCTATCGAATACGCCGAAGAGGGCGATCGTTATGCATGGTTCATGAACAAGAGTCTTTACACCAAATACGGCAATCTTTTGTCAGCGATGCGTCGCACGGTCAATAAGATGGAACTCGTATCTGGTTGGTCAGGTATTGAGTACGAAGCTGGTCAAGGATCAGTCGGAGTATATCTTGACTATGAAGTGCGAGACGGAGAAGCAGTGCTTCTTAATCTTGACACATGGACTGTCGCGCAAGTTGCAGACATGAGCTTCATTGAAGACGGTATGCCACGAAGAAGTGACTATATCACCTTCCAAAAGGTGTTCACATGGTACACCAATCTCTTCTGTAAAGCACCAGCTGCTAATGGAAGATTATTCAGAAGGACAAAATAACCTATGCAAACCAGTGAACTAGACCCAAAGGATTATAAATACATCGTCGCAAAACCTGATTCGTCATTTAGCGTTGATCGCAATAATGCGATTATAGCTGAGACTATAAAGGAAGCCGATATATTTCATAGTACGTCAGGACTAGCCATTGAGGAGGCACTTGGAGAACGCATTGAGGCGGTATCAGCATATGCCTGCTACCGTCTCAATCGCGGTTACAAGAATATAAAGGATTATCTCGGAGATAGACTTTATAAAGAAATGATAGGTGAAAAGATTTTGTCAAAAATCCGTGTCGCAGACACGGTCAATAGGCTGAATGGCAATCAAAAGCTACGCAGACCTATATTGTTATAAACATTCAATAATTACATATGTCAGGACTTAAAACACATGAACCTGCATTGCAAGCTGGATACCAAGTATCCCCTGATGAGATGGACATGTATCGACAATACGTCATACTTAATCCGTCAGTCTCCGCTTCCTTCTTTGGAACAGTTGAGACAGCATCAGCAGCAGCAATTGTAGCAGTAAACACTCGGACGACATACCCTCGTAATCTTCTTCTCTCTGTGACAGGTGTTGCAGGTGGAATGGGAGGAACGGCGGTTGTCAACGGGAAAGATCAATTCGGTGCACCAGTATCTGAAACGCTCGGATTTGGTAGTGCAGCGGGTGGTGGAACAGCAGCAGGTACGAAAGTATTTGCAACATTTACAAGCGGTACATTCACGCCAGTTGGCGTAGGTGGAACAGCAGTCGGAACCGTAGCACTTGGTTTCCAAATTGGAACATCATCAACGGGCCCATTATTCGGACTTCCCGACAAACTCGGTGGAACTTCGGATGTGAAGGCTGTTGCATGGATTGATGCAGACACAGAAAAGCAGCATAATGCAGCTTCTCATGTTGATCTTGCAAACAATGCAATCAGAATTGAAGTTGCTGGCGGAATTGCAGCAGCTGATAGTTTTGTTGTATGGTACAAGCCATCAAAAGACTTGTCATCTCAAGGATTGCAAGCAAAAATCTAAAAAATAAAGTTATTTTTAGTGAGAAATACCCGTAGCAATGCGGGTATTTTTTGTGTATAATACCCATGCAGAACAAACCTATGAAATAAGTGTCAAAACTACAAGCATTTTATTTTCAAGATTTCAAAAACTCATTCCTTCCTCACATACTTAAAGAGGTATATCTCGATAGAATTTACGATCAGTATACTCACGGCAAGAAAGACCTCACAATCGTTGATTTGGGAAGTAATATAGGGATCACGAACTTCTACTTCAAAGACTACGCAAAAAGACTCATTGCGGTTGAACCTTCAAAAGATCACATAGAGACATTAAAGGCAATGCACGCACAAAACGATATGAATAATGTCGAGATATATCCGTATGCAATATCTTCAAAAAATGGCACTGAGACGTTTTATCATAATTCAAATACCACAATGTTTTCTCTTCGCGGAGAGGTGAATAATCAAGGGATTTCTGAGAAAGTTGAGACAAAGACACTTTACCAGCTCATGGATGACTTGAAGATCAAGCATATCGATATACTCAAGATGGATATCGAAGGCTCTGAGTATGATCTTATCGTATCTGACGGCTTTGCAAAGGTGAAGGATAAAATCGATCTCATTTTGGGTGAGTTTCATACATGGAGTGGTGTCAATCCACAGCAATTTGCAACGTGTTTTATGGACTATGGTTATGAGTTCAAATGGATGAATGCCACGGCGGCGAGTACATTTGTAGCGAAAAGGAAATGAATAGAGAGGATTATATAATAATTGGCGTAATGGTCGGATTTGTCGCATATATTACAGTACAAATAGCCATTGGATTTACTTATTTTATTAAATTTCTCGTATATTCAACACTATGAAAAAAGAAATACTTAAAGTAATTTCACCTGAAGGATACGAGATAGTATACATAAGTGAATATTTTTTTAATGTTTTAGAAAAGGAATTAAAGAGAATATCTAGGCATGGTGGGGAATATGATGGTTCAATAATGACATGTCTAAGAGATGAGCTTGCAATGATTGAATTTAGAAGTTTATATCGTAAAATATGAAAAAACCAGTAATCGCCGTAACAATTGCAGATGAGAAGAATATGAAGTATGCGAAGATGCTTGAAAACTCACTTCGTAAATTTCATACAGAAAAGGAATTACCACTCAAAATCATATCAGGTGAAGATTTGAAAGCAGAGCTTGCAAATGATCCTCACTTCTTTTATCGAGCAACGCCTGTCATTGGCGAGAAGCTACTGAAAGAATACGATCTTGTACTAAAGTTAGACGCAGATCAGATAGTGACGGGGGACCTCAACTATATACTAAATACAAAAGATTATGACGTGGGAACCGTCCTCAATTGGAATAGAATCGATCCTCAAACGTATGGACTTGTTCAGGGATGGGGTATATCCCCTGTTGAGTACTTTAATTGTGGACTTGTAGCAATGAGAAGTGAGAAGTTTGTACATCACTGGGCGGTAATATGCTTTACTCCGCAATTTGAAAGCGAAAGCTTGCAGTATAAAGAGCAGGATTTGCTCAATATATTGTGCTATTACGGGAATTATAATGTGAGATGTTTTGATCATGGAGATGGGATAGCAAACTACTATTCATGGCATGGACTTATAAGCAAAGGTGAATGGCTTCGTGCTGAGATGAAAGGTGATAAGATAGTCGTCCCCCCAGACACATCAAGCAAAAGCGCATTTGCAAGAGAGTGGCAAATAAGAGTCATACATTGGGCTGCAGGGAGTGGGTCAGCGGATAAAATGAACTATAAGACTAAGTTTAGTGAAGACGTAATAAAGAGACTGGATTACTTAGTTGGTGATAAAAATGAAAAAAATACCACTAAGTAAGGGTAAATTTGCAATAGTCGACGACGATGATTTTGAATATTTAAGTAAATTCAAATGGTATTATGTTTTTAAGAAACGCTCAAGAAACGGATATGCTGTAAGGGATTTTTCTAGAAATATAGAAATTATAAAAGAGTTTGGAGTAAGCCATGTTACAATGCATAGATTCATTATAAAACCGTCGAGAAATAAACTGGTCGATCATGTTAATGGAGATGGTTTAGATAATAGAAAATCTAATCTTAGAGAATGTACGCATACTCAAAATAATGGTAATTTTCTATTAGGTAGTAGGAATAGAAGCGGATATAAAGGTGTATCTTGGCATAAAACTACAAAAAAATGGAGAGCAAGTTTAATGACGAAAGAAAAACAAATATATTTAGGTTTATTTATAAATCCTAAAGATGCTGCTGCAGCATATAATCGAGAAGCGATAAAGTATTTTGGCGACTTTGCTAGAATAAATCAACTATAAAATTCATAGTCAGACTACAGGGCTGACCACGTTTGCCGAATTACAGAAGGGCATACATATATAAATTCAATTATATTTGTATGTCTAAAAAAGACAAATCTTTACGACTTTTTATAAACAGTAACGCCCCTTGGTCTATATCAGGATACGGTCAACAGATGGCGGAGCTTGTGCACCGTGTGCGAGGTGAGGGCTATCCACTTGCAGTATCTGCATTCTACGGTCTTGAAGGTGGGATACTGAGCATGAATGATATCGTATATTATCCAAAAATAAATCACGTATATGGATCGGATTCACTTGTGCACCATGCAAAAGACTTCAACGCTGATATTGTGTTCACTCTTCAAGATATATGGATCCTTCATCCGGACGACTTGAAACAGGTAAAAAAGTGGATACCCATTGTGCCTATCGATCATGAGCCCGTGCCACAACAGATAATAGACCGACTAAAGATGGCATATCGTATCGTGACATACTCTAAATTTGGATATGAAGAGCTAAAGCGTAATGGACTACACAGTACATATATCCCACACGTAGTAGATACAAAGGCATATGCGCCGCAAGATAAGAAGAAAAGAAAGATTGAAGCGGGGCTTCCAGAGGATGTATTCTTGTGTGGGATGGTATCTGCTAACAAAGACAATCCACCTCGTAAGTCATTTCAGGAGGCAATGGAGGCATTCAAGATGTTTCTTGAGAAAGTGCCAAAGGCAATGCTGTATATTCATACATTTCCCGATTTCCCCGGTGGATTCCCGATTAAGGAGTTTGCACAGTTTCTCGGTATAAAGGATAAAATTATATTTCCGAACGAATACCTCATGAACTACAAGTATGGGAAAGAACAGATGTCAAATGTATACAACACATTTGATATGCTCCTTTGTCCTTCTACAAATGAGGGATTTGGAGTTCCTATTATTGAGGCACAGTCATGCGGAGTGCCTGCAATAGTCAATAACTTTACCTCAATGCCTGAACTTGTGAAAAATCACATAACGGGTGAGATATGCGATATCGGATACAAAAGGTATGATCAGCTCGGATCATATGTTGCGACACCTGATGTAAAGTCACTCTATGACTGTATGATGAGGATTTACCAGTCAAATAGAGAGAAAATGAGCATAGCTGCAAGAAAGCATATTATAGAAAATTATGACTGCGAGACGGTATTCAAAGAAAAGTGGATTCCATTTCTTTCACGTCTTGAAGAAGAGGTGTAAAAAATATATAATGTAAGTGCAGTATACGGGACTGCCATATTGTGTTTAAGAAGGCACTGAAACTATTATCAGTGCTTTTTTTATACCTATGGCATTATTACTCACAACTCCTTTAGTTTTCGATTACTCACGTATTGGAACAGTGGCTGGTACGACTACAATTTCTGAGGAATCATACTACCTTCATTCTTTGACAATAACCCATCGCGCGGCGTCAGGTCAATTTATTCTCTACGACAGTGCGGGAACATCAGGTACTGTAGTCGGGACAATCGTGCTTGGTACAAATACAACAGACGATTCACAATCTTCATACGTTTTGGACGTTCGAACAAAGAATGGTCTAACAATTGCGAATACAACTAACCTTGGTTGTGTCGTATCAGGAGGAAGATAATGAACGTCACGATTAAAGTAAAACCAATCAAAATATCAATTTCTAATAAAAAAAATGGCTGATGTAATATACAACAGTTTCAAAAAACAATTACTTAATGCAGGTATAAACTTTGGGACAAGCACGGTAAAACTAATGCTTGTTACATCGACATATACTCCAAACCAAGATACTGACGACTTTCAAAACGATGTCACAAATGAAGTGGTCGGGACAGGGTATGTAGCAGGAGGAACCGCGCTTGCAAGTGGAACCGTGACACAAGATGATACGGATAACGAAGCCGTCTATGATGCGGCTGATGTCACATGGGGAACCTCGAGCCTTACTGCACGAGCTGCCGTTCTGTATAAAGATACTGGTGTCGGATCGACAAGCCCACTTATTGCATATATCGACTTTGGATCTGATCAGACATCATCGACTGGTAATTTCACAATTCAATGGAATACAGAGGGAATTATCAATTTAGGATGACGTAATGGCGAACATTTCCTACAATCAGACAGGCTTTACATACAACGAGCAGTATTCTTCCTATCATGGATTCAAATCAATTGATAACTGCACGACATACAACGAGATTGGGCTCTCATATAACGAGATCGGATACCCATATCATGGAATATGCAACATAACGATACTCCCTGAATCGATGGATATGACGATTAGCCTCCCCGATTCTGATATAGTATTTGTCGTCACTTTTCAAGCAAATGTACTAAATCTACTACTTTCTCAGCCGATAGCAGATATTTCAACAACAAGTAATGTATCTCTATCGCCGAGCGCACTTTCACTTGTGCTTTCTCTCCCCGCATCTCAAGTATCGCTTCCCAAGCTCGTCTCGGTAAACCCGCTGACGCTCACGCTTTCAACGCCTTCAAGCACGGTTGAGGCAATACGCGATGTATATCTCTCACCCGATGTGCTAGCTCTTTTACTAAGCCTGCCACAGTCCAGTATTGAAGCAATCCAAAACTTAAACATATCTATTATTCCGAGGATGTCAGGAGCGGAAGTAAAACCACATTTATTTGTACAGGATGTTGCACTCAAAAGCATGATTACGTCAGTAAAGCTTGTGGTCAATGCGGCGGCGACTAATTCTCGTATTTATGATCAGGGATTTACGTACAACGAGGCGGGATATACATACAATGACATGGCACTTTCTTATGAGGGTATATACGGAGACCAATACGTAAAGAGGGCTCCACAAATAGTTAAAAACATTAGACCAATATTTTCATGATATTAAAAGTACAAAATAATCTCGACCAACAAGCATTGTATAGCTACTCATCTGTCAATATTTCCTCTGGCGGGACAACGGTACCAGTCAAGAATATAAATGCATTTACGACACAACATGCGGTGCAGCTTGGTAAGACTGGCGAAGAGCAAGCAGAGATTGTGCTACTTGCATCAGGCGCTCCATCAGGAACCGCTCTAAACACAGCGGGAACACTTAGATTTGACCATGCAATAGATACCCCCATTTATGACGTAAATTACAATCAAATAATTTTCAAGAGGTCAACGTCAGGGACAGCAGGGACGGCAACAGGTATCGCCACCGTAAGTATCACTCCTGATTCGCAATATACAGAGTACGATGATACGTCAGGCGCAACGACATACGCTTACATGACACGATTCCGAAACTCTGCAACAGGTAGTGAGTCGTCAGACTCGGATTGGTTTGTACCAGGCGGGCCGACATTCTACAGCAAGGCAAAACTTAGAAACAGAATAAAAGAAAGACTATTTGATACGGGATACATCAAGTCAGACGATGTAATAGATGACTGGGTCAATGAATGGCTCGAAGAGATGAATACGGCAGCGGTCAAGGTAAATAACGGCTACCTTCTCGGTACAACAACTGTCGCGATCGGAACAACAGGACTTGGCACAATCACTGCGTCAGACTTTATGTATGCAGAAAAGATTGAAGTGACTGGTGACGGAATCAACTATACACGCTCTACTAAAACAGACATGACACGATTCGATGATAATACATCATTCTCTGGCGCAGATCCTTATCATTCTTGGCAGGGTGATAATCTCATCCAATTCTTGCCAAAAAGTATTGGTGGAACAGCTCAGATAATATACTCAAAAGGTCATGCAATCCTTGACGAAGAGGGTGACGAGCTTCCATATCCGATGCGAAGATATACGCGCGGATTTATCGAGTACGGACTGTACTGCGCTTACGACAATGATGAAAAAGCAGACACGTCAGACAGGCACTACTCGAAGGCTCAAAAGATTAAGTCGGACTTTATTAACGAAATTACTCCACGAGACAGAACAGGAATACAGATGATGGATATAGATGAGGCTGTATCTGGCTTTGACTCAGGAGAAGAATATATATAATGGCACAACAATACTTTAATTTAGGAGGAATAAACACATACATCAATCCGCTTCTCAATGACGGATCACTGATCCATAGTGTCAATATGGATTCATCCCCATTTGGCGCAAAAACAAAAAGAAGTGGGTATGTGTCTTTTCTTGGGACTCCTGATACATCACAAGTAAACTCGCTTTTTTCATTCGATAAAAATGATGGAACTACACAGTATTTATACAGAAAATCAGGAACACTCCTGTATTCTAGCTTTCAGGGAACAGGAGCATGGACTCTCACTGGAAATGGAACAGTAGACGCATCATCATATGTCGGCAATACAATACTGAATAACACGCTCATTGTCGGAGATGGAGTCGGATCTACAAGATATACGACAAGCGGGACAGCATTCACAAATGGCACGCTTGCTCCTGTTGCTCCGTTCTTTGAAGAATATCAAGGGCGCATATATGCATCTGGCACGTCTTCATCTCTCTTTTACTCAACATCAAACGACGCAACAAACTGGAACACAAGCGGGACATCTGATTCGTCATCTCTACAGATACCAGGTGCGGGAAAGCTTTCGCGCATATTCAAGGCTCAGGATAAGCTCATTGCGACAAAAAATAGCGGGATCATGAATAAATGGGACGGATACGCACGCATTGATATGTCAACAAACTATGGCCCATCGAGCCCATACTCTGTTGCGCGAACTGAGGACTATTGGTTCTTTGCCAATCAGTATGGCATTTTTGGTCAGGGCGGTGGTAAGCCTCAGCTAATATCTAATCCAATTCAGAGGCAAATATACAATGCGTCAGGGTCAGGGATTGTGGGGACTATTTTCCCTACTCTTCAAGCAGAATGTCATAAATATGACTATCTACTTGCAGTCGGGAGCATAACAGATGATTTTGTCGGACGAACAATCAGTAATGCAATCATAAAATACGACTATCAAAAGAATGAATTTTTGAATTATTCATTCGCAAATAACCCCACTTCTTTTCACTCATATACAGATACAGGCAAAGAAAGACAGCTCATATTTGGAGATGCAAGCGGTCAGTGCTACAAGATCGCGGGAACTGCAACTACCGATAATGGTGCAGTTATCGCATCTGAAATGATCTTTGTCTATCACTACGGATCACCAGAGTATGAGAAGAAATGGAACTGGTATAGGGGGATATTCAATCCAGGATGTCAAGCACGGGTACAAGTCGCATGCGTAAACACATATCAAGACGTTGACACGCTCCCGTGGAAGGATCTCGGAGATTGTACGCGTGGAGTATGTGAGTATCGTTTCCCCGCAGGAAGTAAATCGAATTTATTATTTGTTCGCATCACAGAGTCAAGTAAGAACGCAAAGTATACGTATTATGGGTGCGCTCTTGATGCGGCAGTTGATGTCAAATCATGAATGATCTAGGGCTTGATATATTCTTGCAACCGAAAAACTCCCCGATTGTCAATAATCAGATAATTACCTCTTCATATGATTTTGACGGTCAGTATGAGCGAAATAGTGTGGGGAATAATAAGATAGCATTTTTATCAGCGGATAAGATCGCGTCAGGTACGGTCATTGTGGGATTAAATTTGGGATCTTCAACAAGTGGATATGTACTACTTGATGGGGCAAATAATAGAATAGTTGTCAATGATGGGACGACAAATAGAATAGTTATTGGGAGCGTATAAATTATGGGAATGACAATGAGAGTATCCCTACCAGGGTACGACTGTTTAACTGATACAACTATCGATAATTACTCGATATATGCAGATACGGACAATATTCTTATCAAAGAAAAGACAAGGGGGACGATAAGCGTTGCAAATATTGCAAACGGCACAATCGCTCATAGTTTGGGGTATATTCCACTATATTTTACATATTGCCAAGTCTCATCGGGAAGATATCGACTATCAACATATAGAGATTTGCTCGGAGACACATGGAGAACGTATGTAGATACCTCAAATCTATACATACAAAACAGGCAGGGAACAGCCGGTACAGCGGTGAGATATTATATTTTTCATGACGAATTAACATGACCGAAACTATTAGAGTATCAAAGCAAGGTGTCGATGTTTTGGGTACTGCTGGGACAGTTCCCAACAATACTATAGTTGATACTAATCTGAATACGTTTAAGATTCTTTCGCAGGGTACTGTTGCGTTGTCATTTGGAACAGCAGGTGGCACAACAACCATCGCGCATGGACAAGGTCAAATAATTTCTGCATACGCATTTTTTAAATTTTCGAGTGGATATGTCACTCTGCCGGCACAAGGAGACAAAGGAACTGCATCAGGAGGTGATTTTAGTGGTATATGGGATCTGGAAATGGATTCCACAAATTTATACATGGTATTTGGGGCATCGTCTTCTGTAAATTACAATGGAACAGCAAAATATTTAATATTTGAAGCCCCAGCATCATGAACCAAATAATTAGAGTGTCGAAGGATAATATTGATGTACTCGGTACTGCAGGTACTGCACCAAACAATCTGAACTACTCATCTGACTATAATACACTAAAATACTATGCGGATGGAACACTACAAATAGTGGTGAATAGAGCCAACTATTACGGCACAGCCGCGGCATTCCCGAGTGGTACTGCATACTACAATATCGGGTATGGAACAGTAACACATAATCTTGGATATTATCCATTCTATACAGCATTTGTGCAGTCGGGGACAACTGGTCAGTGGAATATGGCTCCACAATTTACTGGCGATTCAGGATTCTTCTCGAGGCATGAGGCTTTTGCAGGAACATCAAAACTTGAGTTTCAATTTCACTTTAATACAACATTTAATAGTGGATTTTCAACTGCAGATTTTAAATACAAAATATTCAGAAACAATCTTGGTTTGTAGCTTGAAGTAATAGACTAAAAACAATATAATATAACTACCAGACATACGGGGCTGGCATACGTGATAAAGAAGACACTGTAATTACAAGTGTCTTCTTTTATACATGGCAGGACTCAATGTATCTCAAATAATAGATCGTGCAAAACAAACTGGCGTCAATCTCTCGAACGAACAAGCAGATGGGATCCTCAAGCAGACTTTTAGCCAAAGCATATACGGCGCAGATCCTGGCAAAGTAGATGCATTGATCCGCACAAATTATTCAACACCTTCATACGGGTCATCCAATCAATCTTCAGGTGGGGGCTTCTCATCAACAAATACTTCAAATCCTCAATCATATATCGACGCTGCAATGGCTTCATATAAAAAAGCAAATGAGCCAGCAATAGCAAACCTCAAAGCCTCAATTCCTGAGCAACAAAAAGCATTCTCGAATGAGCGCACGAGACTTCAAGGACAAGAGGGAAGTATCAAAGATAGATATACAAATCTAATCGACTCAATAAAAGGAAATCAGAAGCTCTCAGAAACTCGCCAGACAACAACGACAAATAATGAACTTGCTCGTCGTGGAATAACAAATGATTCAGGTGTGTATGAGCAAGAAATGACAAATACTCTCAATCCGATAACTCAACAATATACAGGACTCGCAAAGGATGCGGCAATTTCTCAAGAAGCAGACCTCAAAGACTTGTCAGGTCGTATCACGGGGCTCACTGATCAGGAGAGCGCAGCAATTCGGTCAATCCTCGGCAATATCGCAGGTCTTGAATCAGGTGCAGGAAATAATGCAGTATCGACGGGACTCAATATGTTTTCACAAGATAGATCACGAGAAGACAGCACAAGAGCAATGGAAGCAGAGAAGGTACTACAAGAAGCAGATCGAGCATTCAAGGAAAAGCAATTTAATGAAAGTATCAGGCAGTTTAATACGCAAGAGGGACGGCTAGGTAAGGCCACAGCAACCGACCCATTCGCATATCTTAAATCGGGGACAACTGTAAATAATAAGCCACTAACATCAAAGCCAACATCGAAGCCAACAGTTTATCAGTCGAGACAATGAAGAATTAAAAATTAAACAAAAAAAATACGCCGCTTATTTCTTGCCAGAAGCAGCGACGTATTTAAATTCAATCAGTATGAATAGTTTACCACATTTCGAGTATAAGAAACAAGTGTACTCTAACGAAAACAAAATGATAAAGCAATTAGAAAAGATAAACGTTTCTAAAGCATGGAATTTATTGATAAAGCGATTATTGATTGAGGGATCGCCTTATATATGGTTTCTTTTTACAGCATTAGTTTTAGGAAAAATTATTATTTACGTTTTTAATTCAATAAAATAATATGGACTTACTTTCAAGAATTATACAATTAGGGAAAGCTGGAGGAAAAAAAATAGCACCATTCGTGTTGTCTCCTGTTGTGAGAGATGTGGCAAAAACCGTTGGAGGAATCGGCGGAATGACCAAAGACTATTTTGAATACAACTCAGCCGGCTCACAACCTGAAAAACAAAAACAACTTATTGAATATAATCAAAAAAGAAATAATGTGAATAATGTACTCTCAGGTTTTGGTTTCGATGCAAGCAAAACGGGAAATCAATTTGATCCTGTACAGTATGGTAAGAAAGTAGGTCTTGGAGGCATCGAGCTTGCTACACAAAGACTTCCTTTTGGTAAAATCCCGGGTGGGATCAATAAAATAGCAAATCCTATTTTAAAAAATATCGCACGTCTCGGAATAGGATACGGTGTACCCGCAGGATATCAGGCAGGAGCGCAAACTGCATACGACACGGATGGTGATATAAAATCAACATTGAAGTCAGTGCCTACGGGAGGGCTATTTGGAGCAGGAGTTGCTGGGGCCGGAAAGATTGGAATCGGCGGACTTAATCTCATTACGAAGAATTTTAAAAACTTTTCTAGCTCATTAGAAGACATAGCTGCACAATCACTTACAAAGGCTACGCCTCAACAGTATCAGAAGGCAGTAGAAGAGGCGGGGGTAGACATAAACAAGCTTGTGAAAAAATATATTCCAGCGGGATCGAATTTTGATGATATTGTGGGAGACATCAGTAAACGAGGGAAAGGTGGCGTGGTAAAAGATCTTTTAGACAAACAAGAAAGTATTATACAAGGTACGGCTAAGAGGGCTGGATCAACAGTAAAACTCTTTGGTGATGACCTAATAAAATCTCTGAAAAAGGAATCGAGAATTATACAGGATGAGCTCGGCGGAGGAAATAGAGATAAGGCAATCAAAAGTCTTGTTGCTGAGGCTGAGAAGAAGTATAAAAATGGAATTACTGTCAAAAAAGCAGTAGATATATTGAGGCGTGCAAACAAGAAGTTTGGTAAAAATATAGTTGATTCAGATCCAGGGGATGCCATCGCAAATGCAGCACAGAAGCTTGAGGGGAATGTGATGAGAAAAGCTCTCAAAACAATGTTTCCCGATATGGCAGACGCTCTCGATACGCAATCTGAGCTATTGACTTTACGACCACTTTTAAATAGAGCTCGATCAATAAATTCTACGCCAGGATCATCTATAAGGACGGGAACATTGGATGCCTTGGATTTAAGTAAACCATTATCTATTCCAAAGCGACTAATGGAAGCAAGAGCTAGTAATCCTGAAACTGCATCGAATGTTATGCAAGGGAAAGATGGTTTTGCAAACTTAACCAATATCTTGGGTAAAATACCAGAGATAGACAGCAATAGTGGTATACAATCACTCCTTTCGAGACTTGGAGCTAGAGCTGCCTCCGCTATAAATACTCCCGATCAAAACAAGAACAATGCACAGAGCTATCCAAATAACGTACCCCTTAATAACGAAGTTGACAATGAAATCAATCAAAGTAGTAATTTAAATACTAATACCCAAATTTTACCACAAAACACAGAAAGTCAAGGGGGTTTTGATCCTGAATCACTCATGAAGCAAGGATATCAGCAGTCTCAAGATGGCCAGTACTTGATAAATCCACAGACTCAAGATGCTTTATCAACAGATGGACAGTGGAAATTTGACTATGAACAGAATGACTGGGTACCAAATCCTCAAGCATCTCAGCCACAAGGAAATGCACAGCTAGATGATATTTCCTCACAACTAGAGCAAGGGATGATAAATGCACTTAATGCAGGGGATTATAAAGCCTTCTCACAACTCCTTGATATGAGCAATAAGACTGGCTCGATGGGTGGAGTAAATAAAGATCAGATATCAGGAGAAACCGACTTGAGAAAAGAGTTTGTAGGTAGAGCAAAGGAATTTGACGTCATAAAGCAGTCTTATGACAAAATTTCAAACGCCTCACCGAATCCACAAGGGGATATGTCGCTTATATTTGCATATATGAAAATGCTTGATCCTGGATCTACGGTACGCGAAGGAGAGTACGCAAATGCAGAAAGCACAAGAAGTGTACCAGAAGAGGTAAGAGCGTCATACAATAAAGCGCTGAAAGGTGAAAAGCTTTCTGAAGGTCAAAGAGCAGGTTTTAAAAATGAGGCAGCTGTAATATACAATAGCGCATTAAATCAGCAACAGACTTTGATGGGAGAATACGAAGGGCTTGCTGGACAATATGGGCTTGATCCATCGAGGATTGTGGGTCAAAGCTACAAAGAACTAAAAAAGGCTGAAAAAATGCAAGTACCACAGGAGCGAAATATATTGCAGCAAATTCTAGGGCTATAATAGATCAAAAGGCTCAACATTGTACTTAGAAAGACATAATCTAAAAAGTATATTTCCAAGTTTTTCATATTCTTCAATTGAGATGCCTCCTCCGGCCTGTATATTATTTCGTAAATTACTTGAACAATGAGAAACGACATCTTCTTTTGATAGATATTGTAAATATTCAAAATCAATTTCTAATCCGTCCCTGATCATACTTCTAATTGTTGTGGAATTTCCCTCCATATCCTCGATTGGTTGATCGATGATTAATTTGTTGATCGTTACGATAGGCTTTCTGGTAGTTTTGCGAACTTCTTTTTTTGAAATCAATTCTTGTGAAAAAAAACCCAAGATAAAAATTACTAAAGCAACGACCAAAATAGATAATTTTCTATACATCCCCTCAATATACATCCATATTTCAAAATTTACAATAATGTCATAAAAAGGTATAATAGAAGTACCGCATAAAGAGGGCGGCAATATGTGTTCATAGAAGACACTGCATTATCAGTCAGTGTCTTTTTTTATGAGTACAAACTATCCAGGTACGATCAACACATTCACAGATCCATCAGGTACATCTCCCCTTGCGTCAGGCCCAGATCATGCTCAACTTCATACAGATGTCAATGATACCCTCGAAGCAGTACAAACAACTCTCGGAACAACCGCGGGGACAAGTGTACTTAAAGATTTCTCAGCGGGACAATTCCCCGTAAGACATACAGGAGGTACTTTGCAACAAGTCATAGCCGCAGGTACATACACAACAAGGGTAATTGGAAGTGCCGTTTATCAAGGAACAGTTTCAGGAACGACAACGATTGATTTATCTACTGCAACGCGACACCTTGTCAATATGCCAAACAGCGCAGGCGCTGTCACTCTTGCAGTATCAAATGTAGTCGTAAATAAGCCATTTATGATTGAAGCACTTCAAGGAACTGCGGGTCTTGGAACGATTACATGGTTTTCCACAATTCGTTGGGCAGGGTCAGCTACTCCAACTCCAACCGCAACAGCAAGTCGCAAGGATACATTTGGATTTATACCAACAGGTACAGCGACTTTTGACGGTTATATAGTTGGACAAAATATTTGATGACCATAACAATTTCACAATAAAAATATATGGGAGTTGGACCAACATCATAACAAATTAAAACAAAACTATGGCAGTAGATGACAGTAACACAAAAGCACTTCTCCACATGGATGGGGCAGATGCTTCAACAACATTTACCGACGAAAGTGGTAAGACATGGACACCAGCAGGATCAGCGCAGATAGATCAAGGATTTCAGAAGTTTGGTACTGGATCGGGGATGTTTAATGGAAGTAGTGATTATTTAACAACACCAGATAGTACTGATTTTGATTTAGGAGAAGTTTGGACTATTGATTTCTGGGTACGATTTAATTCACGAACAGGTAATCAGTGCTTTCTACACCAATACGAAGGTGGATTGAGATTTTATACGTTCAGAATAGATGCGACAAATAATAATCTTAGAATGAGATTTTATTATGGCGCAGAGTATGGACAATGGGTAACGTCTACCAATCCAACTATAAATACAAACACATGGTATCACATAGCTTACGTGCGAAATGGTGCAAGTAGATATATTTTTCTTGATGGAGTATCACAAGCACTCACAACAGTAAATGCTCATGTCGGAAATATTACTTTAGCAGGACAAGCAAATCTGGCAAGAAATCAAGACTTAGGTGGAGAGTATATCAATGGTTGGATAGATGAGTTTAGATTATCAAAAGGAATAGCACGATGGACTGCTAATTTTACACCTCCAACAAGTGCATATGGAATAGTTCCAAGTACGGGAGCTTTTTTTCAATTTCTTTGACAATTTTTATAAATATATGAATATCATACAAGACCAATCACCAAACTATTCAACAGACAGAGCAGGAAAGACTATAAATACTATTGTTCTTCATTCTACATATGGCTCATATTTAGGATCAGTCGCATGGCTCAAAAATCCAGCATCTAAAGTATCATCCCACTACATCATCAGTCGAGAGGGTGAAATCAGAAAGCTTGTAAGTGAATCAAATACGGCGTGGCATGCGGGGAACTTTTCTGTTAATCAGGAAAGTATCGGTATCGAAACGACTGACAACAAACAAAAAGATATAACGCAAAAAGCAAAAGATGCACTCATCTGGTTGGTTGCAGATATCAAATCAAGATACAACATTCAAAATATCAAATTTCATCGAGAGATAGTACCTACTGCCTGTCCATATTTGAACATTGATAAGGCATGGTTTAACATTTTACCCAATACTATGGAAATATCAAAAGAACTGTATGAGTCATTAGTCGAAGGTGCTACCAATTGGAAGGAAACCGCACTGTATTTACACGTTGAATCAATGGGTGCAAAGCAGTACGAAAAAGCAATTGCCAAAATCAAAACACTTGAGAAATCTTTGCGTGGATGGGATATCAAACTTTCAGAATCCAGTAAGTTAGTTAAGCAGTTGGAGTATGAAGTTGAAAGATTGGAATCAGACCGCACCAGAGCCCTAGATGCACTTGAGGAATCAGGCAAAAAGATTATCAGTCTTAACGAATCTCTGCTAAAAGCACAAGAACAGATAGACAAACTGTCAGAAAAGCCAGAACCAAAGCCAGAGACGCCTTATGAGAGACTGTTTAATGAGTGTGTAACTGATAAAGAAAAACTTGAAAATGAATACTCACAAAACTTTGTGAAAAAATCAAACCATAAGGGGATCGCACGAATTCAGGAGATTTTATCAACACTTATATAATTAACAAATGAACAACAATAAATCACAAGAATACGGAGAATTCAAAGGTAAAACAGAAGCTATCCTTACTGACATACTGGGAGAGATCAAAGGTTTGCGACATGACGTAGACAGTCTCAAAGGTTGGAAATCATACACAATAGGAATAGGAGCAATGGCGGGATTAGTGGCGGCTTTTTTAAAGGATTTTATTAAAATTAAAATTTAATAATTTCAGAAAAGAATTAAAAGTTATAATCAAAAACCATGAAAGACATAAAAAATAGGCTAACCAGCCGTAAGCTCTGGATGACAATAGGGGGATTAGTAGGATTACTCTTGGTAGGTGCTACAGGTCAGATGGAGTGGGCAGATGTGTTTGATAAGCTCACCATCTTGATCGTGGCGTATATTGGTATTGAGGGTGGCAATGACATCCTAAAAACTATCAAAAAATGATAAAATATAAATATGGAATATGATTATGTACCACCAGTCAAAGAATTTCAAAACGATCAAGGATTTTGGGAGGCTGTAGCTCCTGCACTACTCTTTCGACCTATTGATGAAGTAATAAATGTTGCCGCATCTGTGGGAGCATGGGACATCCAGAGACAAGCCTTAAAGGATAAAGGGTATTTGACAGGAACTTTACAAACACCGGAAACTTATGTTTGAAAGAGACAGAAGATTGGACATACCAACTATAGCAATGGCAGGGATGTTTTCTGTAGCTATGCTTGGTATTGTTGATTCCGACTTATATATCCCACCGGCAATGGCGACACCCTTTGGCATTATCAACTTTGAAGATGTGAATCCGCTTATACAAGCTCATGAACAAGCTCATATGAGGCATTATCAATCAGGAGATCTTGATTTTTGGAAATATTTAACAAATAAAAATTATAGATGTGCTGAGGAACAGAAAGCAAATTTAGAAGCAAAAATATTTCCTATAAATGATCATCCCGCATGTTATAACAAATAAATATATATATATAGTTATATATACAAAACGCTACATGGCACATACAGTTGTAACGATCTAAATCGATATTTATATAAAAATTAATCAAAAAATAACTACGTAAATAAATATATATGGAACGATTCACTCCTACTCAAAAA